GCGGCGCGATGCGCCTGACGATGCTGCGCCTGCGCGAAACCAAGGAAGTCGAGGACGGCGAATACGGCACTCAAGTGGTCGAGCGCATCCGCGTGCTGCGCCGGGGCTCGTGGGAGATTCACGAGCAGGACGACCGTGGCCAGTGGCAGATCGTCGACGCCGGCACGACGACGACGATGCAGGACATCCCGTTTGTCCCGTTCTACGGCACGCGCGTGGCCTTCATGGTCGGCGTCTCGCCGCTGCTGGCCCTGGCGAACCTCAACGTCAAGCACTGGCAGCACCAGTCCGATCAGGACGACAGCGCGCGGTTCGCCCGCAAGCGCCTGCTGGTGCTGATCGGACTGGACGACGAGAACTCGATCACCTCAGGCTCGAACTACGCGCTCAAGCTCCCGCAGGGCAGCGACGCGAAAGTCGTGCAGGGCAGCGCCGAAAGCGTGACGGTCGGCCGCTCGGAGCTTGAGGCGCTCGAAGCGCAGATGATCCAGACCGGTGCCGAGCTGCTGGTGGCGCAGCCGGGTGACCGCAGCGCTACCGAAGCGAACAACGATGCCGAGGCGAACAAGTGCGAGCTGCAGCGCATCGTCGAGCAGTTCGAGGACTCGTTGGATGCCGCCTTGCAACTCATGGCCGAGTGGATCGGTCTGCCGGAAGGCGGCCACGTCGCGCTCTACAAGGAATTCTCGCTCGCCCTCAGCGACGCCAGCGCGCAGATGATCCTGGCGATGCAGCAGGGCGGCCTCATCAGCAAGAAGCGCGCGATCATCGAGCAGCAGCGGCGCGGCATCCTGTCGGCTGACGTTGACCCGGACTATGAACTGGCGGCGGTCGAGGAAGAAGGGCCGGCGCTCGGAGCGATGGGAGGCGGTGAAGGCGGGGGCGCCTGATGCCATCCGTCAACGAGCGGCTGCGAGACGCCGAGATCAGCCACAGCGTCGACCTGGCGCAGTACAGCGCTGGCGTCGTGCGGCGGATCATCGGCCTGCTGAACCGAAGCGATGCCGACCTGTTAGCGCGCCTTACCGTTGCGCTGGACACTCTGCCGGCCGAGAGCTTCACCGTCGAGCGGCTGGAGTTTGTTCTCGCGTCCGTTCGGTCGCTGAACGTCCAGGCTTACGCGCTGGTCGAGCGCGAGCTGACCGAGGAGCTGCGTCGCTTCGCTGAGCAGGAGGCGGACTACCAGTACCGGCTGTTCAACGACGCCCTGCCGGCGCAGGTCGTGACGCGCGTTGGTGTGGCCCAGGTCAGCGCGGCGCAGGTCTACACGGCGGCGATGGCGAGGCCGTTCCAGGGACGATTGCTGAGGGAGTGGGCGGCAGGCATCGAAGCCGACCGCATGGTGCGGGTGCGCGACGCGGTGCGCATGGGCTACCTGCAGGGCGAGACGGTCAGCCAGATGGTGCGGCGCATCCGAGGCACCCGGGCGAACGGCTACGCTGATGGCCTACTAGAGATCGATCGGCGCGGCGCCGAGGCGGTCGTGCGCACGGCGGTGTCGCACATGGCTGGATCGACTCGGGACAGCTTCTACGCGGCGAACAGCGACATCATCGCGGCGCAGGTCTGGTCGAGTACCCTGGACCTGCGGACTTCGCCATACTGCCGGGTGAGGGACGGCAAGCGCTACACGGTGGGCGAGAAGCCAAAGCCGATCGGGCACATGATCCCCTGGTGCGGCGAGCGCGGTTGCGGGCCTGGCCGGCTGCACTGGCGCTGCCGGTCGACCAGCACGCCGGTGACGAAGAGCTGGCGCGAGCTGGGCATCCCGATCGACGAACTTTCGCCCAGCACCCGGGCCAGCATGGACGGGCAGGTGCCGGCCGAGACGACGTTCTCGGAGTGGCTCAAGAAGCAGAGCGCCGCGCGGCAGGACCAGGTGGTCGGCGCGACGCGCGGCAAGCTGATGCGCGAGGGTGGCGTGCCGTTCGATGCGTTCTACAGCGACCGAGGGCAGTTCCTGACGCTGGAACAGCTCGCGGAGCGCAACGCTGGGGCTTTCAAGCGGTCAGGAGTAGCATTGCCGGCGTGACGAAGGATCAGCGGCTCAAGGCGTGGAGCAAGGTGGCAGATGCCTGCACCAGGCTCAAGGGTGGCGCGCCGCTTGGCGACGCCGTCAGCAAGATCGTCGCGGATCTGCGCGAGGAAGAGCGGAAGCACAAAGAGTCCGCCAAGGCTGCTGATGCGGCCAGGGCGGCGACGCCAAAGCCGCCAGTGCCGCCGCCGTTGCCGAATCGGCTGCTCGACGACTGACGATCGCGATGAAGCTCAAGCTCGTCCCGCCAGAAGCGCCCGGCCCGAAAGAGCAGGTTCGCCAGCGGCTTCGCAAGACCGCCAAGCCAGCGACCATGCTGCAGTGCCCACGCTGCGCCGGCCGAGAGCTGATAGAGACGAAGGTCGGCGTGCTGTTCGACGGCAAGCCGAAGGGCGGCACGAAGCAGCTGCTGTGCGCGATGTGCCTGGTGAAGGGCGAGCGCGTCGTCATCGTTTGAGTCTGCGGCGCAGCCGCTGCAGCTGTCCGAGCTGATCGCCGGGCATTCGAATCACCAAGCCGCCTCCGGGCGGCTTTTTTCATGCCCGAAGCATGGCCCTTGCGCTGCAGATCATCGTCGGCGCGTGGCTCGCATGGTGCGCGCTCTGCCTAGGTTCCATGTTGCTCGTTCCGCTGATCGCGCCGAGCCACACCGCCAGCACGAACGGACTGGTCATCGTCGTGCCGTTCGAGGTCAGGAAGAAGCTCACCGCGGCCGAGCTCGAGGCCATCGTCGCGCATGAGCGCGGTCACCGAGCGCGGCTGCACGTCGTCAAGAACCTGCTGCGCGCCTGCTGCTTCATGAAGCACACGCCGGAACGTGCGGCAGCCCAGGAAATCGAGGCCGACGACTACGCGGCCGAACGCACAGACCCCGCGATGCTGGCAAGCGCACTGCGCAAGCTCAGCTCGCACCCATTCGATCTGTACCGGGCGGAACGCCTGGACTGCATCGCGGCCCGCAAGGCGGGCTGATCCACCGGCCCAAGGCCATTCATCAACTCGTCCCAAGGGGACCCACTTCATGCACATCACCCGCAATACCCGTCGCGTCCACAACCCGTTCCTGTCGTTCATCAGCCGGTCAGGCCTGCTGATGCGCGGCACCGATGACGACCTCCCCGCGTCCAAGGAAGCCCTCGAAGCCTACGTGGCGGCCGCCACGTCCAAGGCGGTCGAAGAGGCGACCAAGGGCCTGAAGTCGAAGAACAACGAGCTGCTCGGGAGCCTCAAGGAGGCCAAGGAGACCCTCTCCAAGTTCGACGGCATCGATGCGGACGAGGTACGCGCCCTGATGAAGCGCTTCGCCAATGACGAAGAGTCCAAGCTCATCAAGGACGGCAAGCTCGACGAGGTGATCGCCAAGCGCACCGAGCGCCTGCGCGCCGACCTCGAAAAGAAGGCCGGCGACGCGCTGGCGCTTGCGGAAGCCGCGACCAAGCGGGCTCAGGCATTCCAAGGGCGTGTGCTGGATGACTCCATCCGCGCCGCTGCCGCGAAAGCGGGACTCCACCAGCATGCGATCGATGACGCCCTCTTCCGGGCTCGATCGATGTTCGCCCTCGACGAAGCCGGCCAGGCCGTGCAGCTCGGGGACGACGGCAAGCCGGTGCTCGGCAAGGACGGAAAGTCGCCGTTCACGCCGCTGGAATGGCTGGAAGGCATGAAGGATAAGGCGCCGCACTGGTTCCCGGCTGCCGCCTCCGGCGGTGGCGCGAGCGGTGGCGGCGGTGGCGCCGGCAACGGCACCAAGGGCAAATGGACCGGCACCGAAGCCGAGCGCGTCGCGGCCATCCAAGCCCGTTTCCCCGAACTCAAGTCGGCCACCTGAGCGATTCAGGGCCGGCACTCAACTCCCCCGAAAGGTACCCCATGCAACTCCGCACCTCCAGCGGCCTGAAGCGACTGCCGGCCGTCCTGCACTCCATCCTCGCCCGCAAGGGCCTCGCCGTGGCCGCGCTGTCGGACATGAAGGTCTTCAACCAGTACGTCCGCGAGGCCACGATCGAGACCGTCGCGCAGATGGTCCAGCAGTTCAACGCTGCGTCCGCCGGCGCCATCCAGCTCTCGACCGAGGGCTTCGACGGCGACTTCCTGATGCGCTCGATGTTCTCGAGCCTGCACAGCGCGCAGCGCCGCGTCGATCGCTACGCGGCCAACACCTCCGCCTCCTCGACGGCGCTGGCCCAGATCCAGCACAACACCGTCAAGGTCGCCGGCGGCTTCGGTCCGATCGAGTGGGAGCCGTCGCAGCTGACCTGGATTCAGGCCAACCCGGCGAACGCCGTCGCGCTCATCAGCCAGAACATGGCCGAGGCGATCCTCAAGGACATGCTGAACACCGGCATCGCCTCGGCGGTCGCGGCGATGGAGAACCTGGGTTCGTCGGTGGTCTATGACACCAGCACCGAGCGCGCGATTACCTACACCGACATCAACAACGCCCACGCGAAGTTCGGCGATATGAGCCAGCTGCTGGTGTGCGACGTGATGGACGGCACGACCTACCACGCGCTGATCGGGCAGAACCTGGCGAACGCCTCGGAGCTGTTCCAGGCCGGCAACGTGACGGTGGTGAACATCCTGAACAAGCGCGTCGTCGTCACCGATGCGCCGGCCCTGCGCGAGTCGCCGACCACCTCGTCGAGCGACATCAAGGTGCTGTCGCTGGCGGTGGGCGGTATCGTCGTGCATGACGCTGGCGACCTCGTGACCAACGTGGAAACGTCCAACGGCTCGCAGCGCATCAAGACCACGATGCAGGCGGACTACACCTTCGGCCTCGGCCTGAAGGGTTACGCCTGGGACACCACGGCGGGCGGCAAGTCACCGACCGACGCGGAGCTGGCCACCGGCAGCAACTGGGCGAAGATCGCGACCTCGCACAAGCACACCGCCGGCGTGCTCACGCTGTCGCAGACCTTCTGATGAAGAGCGGGGGCTTCGGCTCCCGCTCCACTCTCAGTGGAACGCATGAAACAGCGGATGCCCCTGACTTCGGTCAGGGGCAGGATCAGGGCCTACATCGAGCATCACGCCGGCAAGCTCGGCGACGATGTGCTCGAGGTCGGCTCTCGCATGACGAATGGCGAGGCCTGGTGGATCGTCAACCGCGATCTTGCCAAGGGCCGATGGACCGGGATCGACATGCAGCCGGGTCACGGCGTCGATCAAGTCGCCGACATCCATGCGCTTCCGGCCGAGTGGTCGGGGCGATTCTCCGGGGTTCTGTGCTCCGAGGTGCTCGAGCATGTGGCGCGGCCCTGGGTCGCGCTGCCGAAGCTGCACGATGTGCTGCAGCCGGGCGGCTGGATCGTCGTCACGACGCTGACGAGCTTTCCGATCCACGGTTTCCCGGACGACTTCTACCGCTACACGACCAGTGGCCTGCGCCTGCTGATGCAGGACGCCGGATTCTTTGATGTCGAGACGGTGAACGAGGGCTCTTTCCCGGTCCGGTTGAACGACCACGGCGAGCCCGGCGAGTGCCGGCGCAACCTGCCGATGCATGTGTTCGGCGTGGGGCGCAAGTGCTCCAACTGATCACGCCGACGGGCGAGCGGCCTGAAGCCTGGGCGCTTTGCGAGCGCTGGGCGTTGCGGCAGACCTACCGCGGCCCGGTTCGCTGGGTGATCGTCGACGACGGCCGCGAGCCGCAGCCTGTGCGCTTCTCGCGCGACGGGTGGAGCGTCGAGGTGATCCGCCCGAAGCACCGGTGGGCGCCTGGCGCGAACACCCAGCGCGAGAACCTGCTCGAGGCTCTGGCGCGGATCGATATGAGCCTCCCGGTGGTGTGCTGGGAGGACGACGACTACTACACGGCCGACTGGCTCGACGTGGCCGCTGATGCCCTATCGAGGGTCGAGCTGATCGGCAGCGCGCCCAACCGCTACTTCAACGTCCGCAGCGGCCGGCGCATTCAGCACACGAACCGCAACCACGCGAGCCTGTGCGCGACCGCCATGCGGGGCAAGGCGCTGCGCGACTTTCGGGCGATGGTCGAGCGCGGATGGCGCATCTACGACATCTCGCTCTGGCGCCGGGAGTTCCAAGGCCGCCGCGAGATCGTGGCCGGTGACTACGTGACCGGCATCAAGGGCATGCCAGGTCGAGGCGGGATCGCTTCGGGCCACGGCATGACAGAAGGCCAGCCGGGCGAATTGCGCGACTGGATCGGCGAAGACGCAACCCACTACAAGAGGTTCCGACATGAATGAAGC